GGCGTCCGCCACCGCGCCAAGCGCGTTGGCTCCGGCGGTGATGACCGGAAGAAAGACGTTGCCGACGGCAATGGCCAGGTTGGTCAGCTTGTTTGACAACAATTGCAGCGCGTTTTGCGTTGTTTTGCTGCGTGTATCAAATTCCGCCTGCATGCTTCCGGCATATTTAGACTTGTCCCCCACAAGCTCAAATGCTTGCGACAGGTTGCCCATGTTCTGCAAAAGTGGAGCAATCGCCCCGATAGCTTCTTCACCGAACATTTCAGTAAGAAGGCTCATTTGCAGTTCCTTGGGCTTGTTCGCCAATGCCTGCAATACCTTAAAAATAGTGCCTTGGGCGTCTGTCTGCATGTCTTTCGCCATCTGTGTGGCTGAAAACCCAAGAGACTGGAACGCGGCGGCTTGGTCCTTGGACATGGCAGCGCCCTTGACCAAGGTTGTGGTAAATTTTTTCAGGGCCGTAGCCGCAATTTCCGGCGAAGCACCCGCAGACAGAAAAGCCGCGCCCAAGGCTGCAACCTGTGTTTCTGCTAGGCCGCACGCCATGGCTGCCGCGCCCACGCGCTGGATGACCTCCCCCAGCGCCGGGGCCGTGGCGTTCATATTGTTGCTCAAATGGTTTACAGCATCGGCCAGGGAGTAAACTTGCGGCAACGAAAGCGCCATGCCCGCGCGCCAGTCGGCCATCATTTTGCCCGCCTGATCGCCCGTGAGGTCGAACGCCACGCCCATTTTCGCGGCCTGCTCCGCGAACTCCGCCAAATCCTGTTTGGCCACGCCGCTTTGCCCGGCGGCGGCGATGATGGCCGCTATGCCGTCCGCCGCCATGGGAATGCGCCCGGCCATATCCATGACCGTTTTGTTCATCTCCTGGAACTCGGCGGCGGTATCGAAATTGACCACCTTTGCCACGTCGGCCATGGCGCTTTCAAACGTCATGGTCTTGTTTGCCGCCATGCCCAGCGCCCCCACCAGGAGCCCGGCGGCCAGCGCCGCCGGACCCATGGCAAGGGCCAGATTGCCCATGCGTGTTCCCAGTCCCGCCGTGGCCGCGTTAACGCCGCTCATGGCCCTTTTTATGCGATCCAGCGGGCCGGACAGCATATCGACCAGGGAAAGTGTGGCAAATACGTTGAAAACTTCCATCGTTATTTTTCCCGAACACCCCAGAAGCTACGGGACATGGAGGCAAAGTAGCGCCGTTCCATCCATACGGCCCGGCGCACCTGTTCCGCCCACTCTTCAAGGTTTTCCTCCGGCGCGGCGTGCAGCCAGAACTGAATCAGGGCGTCGCCCTGGCCGTAGCCGTCCGGTTCGCTCAGTTTCCCAGGTCGCTGGAAATGCCCACGCCCTTGATGATGGCCGTGGCAAAGCTGGTGGCGATGCCGGGGTATTCCTCCATCTTGTCCGTGAGCGCCTGTTTGTCGTCGGGATGCACCACTTCCAGCAGCAGATTGCGGGACGCCTGGCCGGGATTTTTCGGCGCTTTATCCTGCAAACGCTGAACCTGCGTCTTGGTCGGTTTGGAAAAACGGAACGTCAGGGTCACGTCCAGTGCGTCTTCCGCGCTGTCCCCGGACCACGGGTCGGAAAAAGTGTGCGAAAAGCTAACGTACTTGCGGTTTTCAGTCTGGGACATGAATTGCTCCTTGTGTTTTTTGCGGGGCGGGATTGCCCGTCTTTTCTGAAAACATGCCATGAAAACGAAGAACGCGCCCGGAAAAGGGCGCGTTCCATGCGAAGTATTTTCCCCACGAACGGGCTTACAGAACGGCGCTCGCGCACTCCTTTTTCGCGGGAACCCCGTTCCACAGAATGGGTTTCAGGATGGTGAACTCACACGTTACGGGGCTGACGTTGTCGTCTCCCTGCGAACCGCCGCCCCCGCTGAATTTGCTGATTTTGCAGTCTTTCAGCGTATCCGTGATGGTTTCCATGTCGTCATTGGCATAGCTCACCACAATGGTGAACGGCGTATGGTCATAGATGCCGCCGCCGTCGGCGGTCAGCTCCTTCTTGAGCTTTTCCCATTCCTCGCGGTCCAGAACCATGCTGCCCGACGCCTCATAGTTGCCGCGACCGTATCCGCGCGGGATGCTCCCCCTGCCGTAGCGCGCAGTGACGCCCTGGCCGTCTTCATACTTGATTTCCGTAATGGCCACCGCTTCCCCGCCGGGGAGGGTCACGGTGATGCTTTCCCAGTCGTATTTGTTGCCGTTGGCTGCCATAGCTTCTCCTTTTCAACATGCGCGCCGCCCTCACACTTCGGGAAAAGCGCGGTTTTCCCTCGTGTTCGGGCGCGGGCGTCCGCAGACGCGGCCACCAGAGCGAATGCGTTCGCTCTACGCCGCCAGCGCGTAACTTTCGATACGCGGGTCAAAATTCGAGCCCGCGTAAGTGTAACGGTTGTACAGCCTGATTTCACGGATGATCGGCACTCCTATGAGCGTGATTTCAACCGCCACGCCATCCCGCGCCACGTTTTGCCCGGATGGAATGTCCACCACATAGCCCGCCAGTTCTCCCGCGTCCGTCATGGCGTCAAGCGCGTTTTCAAGCTGCGCCTTGAGATAGGCAATGCCGCCTTCCCTGTCCGGGCGGAGCGGGTCCCCGGCTTCGTCATACATGGACTTGAGAGCGGCCTGGCGCGTCAGACGCACGGCCTTGAACGTGGTCCGCAGGGCTTCCTCATAGCAAAAATCACTGTTGTCTTCCGCCAGCGTCCGGGAATCTCCCCAGTAGGTTCCCTCCATGCCAGCATACTTTTTGGCCGTCAGGAATCCCGACTCTTCCAGCGCGGAGCGCACGGCCTCCCATCCGTCGGGCAGGGCAAGCTGCGACACGGGGCCGTCTTTCACGCGGCCCGCCGCACGCTGCACCGGAATGGACATGACTCGTCCCGATTGCAGCCCCGCCGCGCTCCGAAGCCGCACGGCTCCCGTGCTGTCCGTGATTTCCCCGTACTGCGCGCACACCGTCACAAAACGGCAGGCCACCCCCTGCTTTTCCGCCAGCAGGGCGGCGGTATAATCGTTCAGGCCTTCCCCGTCATAGGGCAAACGGGCTTCCAACTTGAAATACGTCGGCCTCTGCCGGTTCCATAATTCCTCAGCCTTGGCCTGTGCCGCCGTCCAGTCCACGGAATCGGATGCCCCCGTGATATGCACGAACTCCACGTCGTAAATATTCAGGGGCGCTTCCAATGCGTCCAGAACATCCACAATGGACGGAACGGGCGGCAGCAGGCGGCAGGTATAAGTCGTCCCCGCCACATAGTCCCCGGCGGGGAAGGTCAGCTTCACCCCGTAGTCGGGCAACGCGCATTCACCATCCAGAGGGATGGTGCGGATGCTCCCGAAGTTGTCTCCTCCGTCCGTGGAAAGCTGGAACGTGCCTTCGTTCCTGTCCCCGCCCTTCACAATCTGAATCACCAGTTTCGCGCCGTCCAGAACCCCGGAGGACAGTTCCGCCGCTTCAACAAGCGGGCTTTCCGCATCCCCGACACGGTACACCGGCCCCACCGGGCAGCGTACCATGAAAGCATAGCTTGCGCCCTGTTCCAGTACCGCGTCCTCGGCAAATACCAGTGTTGCCCCCGTAGCCTCTTCCCCGGAGCTGATGGGGTTCTGTGTGGCGGAGGGGACGGGTTCAGCAAACGTCTTGCCGCCGTCCGTGCTGATTTCCAAGGTAGCTGTGCCGATAACGCCCGCCGTCGCCACCCGCGCCACCACGTCCGCATTGTGGGCGGGATAGCCGGATACCGTGGCCGGAACGTCTGTGCCCTTTATTTGCAGGGCGGAGATGTAACCGCCCGGCTGTCCCTGTACCGGAACCGCCACCAGAAACGGCTCTTGGCCGCCCGTGTTGAGCATGTCCCGCACTCGGTCAACCAGCGGCCCCGTGCCCAGCATGGAACCAAGGTTCGTCCTCTTGCCGATGAGGTACGCCTTGCCCACCGTGCCCCCGGAGCAGACCCCGGCCACAAGCGCCTTGCCGTCCACGCCGCCCGTGGCTATGCCCGATGTCCCGTCTATCAGATAATGCAATACGTCGCCCATGATGCCTCCTTACGCCATGCGTCCGCCGCCCAAGCGGCGATTCTTGAGGCTGTTCAGCACCTCCCGGTAATCGGCGTCGCGTACCATTTTGCCGTCCACCCAGCCCATGAAGCGGCACAGGGCCGCCTGCTGCCAAGAAGGCACGCGATGACGGTCCGCCAGCACGAAAAGGCTTTCCAGTGCCGGAGTCTCCACATCCGTTTCCGGATCAGCGGGCGCTTCCGGCGTTTCCACAGTTTCCGGCGTCTGTTCCCGTGCGTCTTCGACATGGCTTTCCTCCTGCCCCGGAGCGGCCTGTTCCGAAGTCTGTTCTGCGGGCGTCGCGGCGGCCTGCTGTTCGTTCTTTTCCTCTGTCGTCTTCTTTCTGGCAGCCATACCGGCCTCCTTTTATTTGAATGTCGGGTTGATGGTGAAGGAAGGAATCAGCTTTTCCGCTTCCTCCCCGGTAATCCTTCCGGTGAACGTCAGCACGAAGAGCCGGTTCACCCTGGTGAAAACCTCGATGACTTCATCCCCCACGCGTTTGTCAGGCGCGCGCCCGAACGTCGCCTTCTGCACCCGTACCTTTATCCAGTTGCCCCGGCTGTCGTTCCCGCCGCGTGGCAGCGCCGCCACAAAGTCCACGCTGAACGCTTCCAGCCAGACCCGGTCGTCGGCCAGTACATTGGCGTTGACCGTCAGCTCCACTTCGTAAAGTTCACGCTTGCGGATTTGCTCCGTTTTCGTGCGCTTCACAGCCAGCTTGCGCCCCGTGCGCGTGTAGCGTTCCGGCAGGAACTGAATCTCCACACGGGGCCGCTCAATGGTCAGCTTGTCCTTTTTCACGATGTCGATAACGCGGCCTTCCGGCAGTCCGGCAGCCAGCGCCGCCCGCATGATGGTTTCCGTGGCAAAGGTCTGCATTGACTCCGCTCCTATGCCTTGAAGGCCCCGGCGAGAAAGTCCGCCATGGTCTCCCGCACCTCCTCCATGTCCTCAGCGGAAACGCCCAGGTACGGACGGGCGGGCATATCGACCTTGTGCCCCTTCCCGGTCTTGCCGCCGAGCTGGTGAATCCGGGCATAGGGCTGATTGCTGCCCACCATGACCTTCTCCGGCGTGGCCGCATAATCAATGGAACGGCGGAGAAGTGCCTCGTCCGTCAAGGTCTGACCGCTTTCCTTTGCGGCTCGTTTCGACTTGGGCCATTTCTTGCCCGTCGGCTCTTCCTCGTCGTCAAAGCGTTTCAGCGTGCTGGAAACAAGCGCGTCGCCCACGGACTCCATGAGCGCCTGCGTGTCGCCCAGCTTGTGCGCGGCCTTGCCAAGCGCCTTGTCAAAACCTCCCCAGTTCAGGGAGACGCCGTTTTTCACCGCCATACCTACAGCCCCCGCAGGTCAAAGAACGGCCTGGGCGCTATCACCGCCACGCTGGCGTCCTCCCGGTCGGGATTCGTTTCTTCCAGGGGAAGTTTCAGCTTGCCTTTGGCTATCTGGTCCAGAAGGTCCATGCAGTATTTCCACTGCTTTTGCAGGGGTATCCATTCATTGTCTCCGCTTTCTTCCGTATCCACCAGGGACGTGATGGCCTCTACAACGCGGTAAGCGCTGGTCACGGCGGCGATGTAGCGCACGATTTCCGGCACATAGGGCCAGGGCTGCGGATAGCGGTAGGAAAGCGCGTCCCCGATTTCCCCGGAAACGGCCTCAATGGTCCGCTCAACGATACCCGGATTCTGGCCTTCGCACACTACAACATATTTGACGTGCAACAGGTCCACTATTGCCGCCCGGTCACATAGCAGCATGGATGTCCCCTTTCCTGACGTTTTGGACTAGTCTTAGACTAGTCTTAACGGCCGCCCCCGGCCTTGGGCCCGCCCCGGAGGTTTTGCGGCCCTCCGGGGCGATTTCGGCCCCTGCCTGCCAAACGCGCGCTATGCCACCACCAGGGCCTTGCACGACGCCTTGGATG